TATGTTCCAAAATTTAGTGTTATAATAACATACAAAGGAAAAACAATAGAAAAATATGAATAAAATAGAATTAATCGATGATGAATTGTGGGACCACTATAGTGGGTTGCCAAGTCCAATGTGGTATCAACAAATAAAAGAATCAGAAGAAAATCAAGAATCAGAAGAAAATGAAGATGAATAAATTAGACAAACAATACACCGATTTACTTCAAGATATCATGGATAACGGTGTAAAAAAACAAGACAGAACAGGAACTGGGACTATATCAGTATTCGGAAGACAAATACGTCACGATATGAAAGATGGTTTTCCTCTTTTGACTACAAAGAAAATGCCATTCAAAACAATCGTAACAGAACTTCTTTGGTTCTTACGAGGTGAAACCAACATTAAACCATTGGTTGATAATAATTGTCATATTTGGGATGGTGATACTTATAAGAATTATTTAATTGAAGACGCTAAAATCTTACCTAATATGTCAAAGGAAAAAATGACTGAGTTAGGGTATGTATTAACACAAGAAGAATTCATCAACAAAATAAAAACTGATGATGAGTTTGCTAAGAAGTGGGGTGATTTAGGTCCAATTTACGGTAAGCAATGGAGAGACTGGGGAAGTAAGAAAGAATATGGTCAAGATGGAAGTATAATATACGGGGGTCACGACCAAATCCAAAACCTAATCAACGACCTTAAAACAAACCCAGATTCAAGACGATTGATGGTTAATGCTTGGAATGTTGGAGAATTAGACCAAATGGTTCTTCCACCTTGTCATTATGGATTTCAAGTTTATACAAGAGAGTTAAGTTTGGAAGAGAGAAGAAAGTTATATTTAGATAAATGGTTTGAGAAATGGGGTAAAGCCACAGTACAATTTTCTGTAGAGGATATGGATAGTCAAAACATACCAACCAGAACAATCTCTTTAATGTGGAATCAACGTTCAGTAGATACATTTTTAGGTTTACCATTTAACATCGCTTCTTATGGATTGTTGTTGATGATATTAGCTGAAGAAACTAATATGGTTCCAGACCAATTAATTGGGAACTTGGGTGATGTTCATTTGTATTCAAACCATTTGGATGCTGCTAAAGAACAAATTGGAAGAGAATTAACGTTTGAAGAAAAAATACAATGGGTTATGAAAAACACAGATGTTGAATTGGAAAATCTTTACATTACTGAAGCAGCCGCTTCTTTATCCAAAAGAACAAGAGAACCTTTTCCTTTACCTAGTGTAAGAATTAACACCGAATTTTGGGCTAAGAATTGTGGTCATGAAAGTGATAAGTCATACAGAGATGTACAGGTTGAAGATTTTCAATTAGAGGATTATCAATCGCACGCTACAATCAAAGCACCTTTAAGTAACTAGATATGAATATAATAACTGGAAGAAGAGGAACAGCGTATTTGGGTGCGGTAGAAATGGTTGGATATATGTGGCACAACACTGAAGATGGTGTTTCTCGTTGGTCATTGACCTTGGATTTGATTCCAGAACCCATGGTTTATTCTTTAAATTTTATTCATGAATATGGTAACGGAGAGTTTAACTCTAATCAGACTTTTATTAAAACACCCATAGATGAATTAGGTCAACAACTAACTTTAATCGCTAGAGTTAATATTGGAATACGCAGAAAAATTGTATATCTAGAGAGATATATTAAAACTTTAAAAACAAATAAAAATGGAAATGAGGAACAAGGCTAAGGTTAGGAAGCTAGTTAGAGAATACAACAATGCGACCAATCATGAAATATGGGAAGGTGTTAGAGATAACTTTTTGTTTGGATTGATTGGGGCCACGCTGGTAGTATTTATCGCAACTAGGACTGACATAGCTGTTTTGGTGGGTTATATAGTTTATTATATGTTCATGGGAAAGATTGTCAATCGACCAAAATATGTAACGGACTTGGGAAAGCTGATAATCTTTCCAATACCTTCGGCACTGGGTGCATTTATAGGTTATAAGTTATCATACATATTACTAGGTTTATTATAAGATTTAAACAAATAAAGCACCACATGGTGCTTTTTTTTGTTTTTCTTAATATTTATTATAAAAGAAAATATTATGGCAAAAATTAATGATATACATAGCATTATAGTTCCAGCACAGTCACCAAACTTTACTGCACATACATACACTGAAATTTATGGTGGAACGGCTGGTTGTAATATAGTTGTAAACGGTGTTTCCGTGGCTATAGCCTCATCTTCTAACATAGCATTATGGGTTAGAAGTGTTAGCGGTGGTACAGGTACTGGGTGTTGGTTACTTGGTGAAAATAAGGATGTTCTATTAGGTAGCCCTAATTATAATTAATAACTTTGAATTAAAGTTAGATATTTATATAAAAATAAGAAAAACAAACAATATACGATATGAAAAACAATAAAATAAACCCAGTTGGCCTAAAAGGTAACGAAATTAATGAGCGTATGAAAGAATTGATGGGTATTTCATCTATCAATGAAAATCATTCAAACTCTGTTGTGGAATTAACTAAAGTTGGTCCAGACGGTAAATCTTATGCTATCGTAAGAGAAAACCACGAATACTATATCAAAGTAACAAATAAAGTTTCTAGCATTTTAGCTGAAGACTTTAAATACATTGGTGGTTTACAAAACAAAAAATCAGAAGCTTATGGTTCATATGCTAAAGCAATCAAACACTTAAATCTTAATTTTAAATCTTTGGCTGAAGCTTACGGACAAGGTGGAGATATCAACGTATTCAAAAATGATAACTTATTAACTGAAAATGTTGCTGGGTTCTCACAATATGGTGGTAATGGGTTTTCTAATGAAGGAAACATGGAACACAATACACCGTTATTCGAAGAGGAAGAACAAGAAGGTGAAGATAAAAACAATCCCTGGGCTATCTGTACTGCAAGTGTTGGTAGAGAAGACAAAGCAAAATACGAAGCTTGTGTAAGAGACGTTAAGAAAGAAAAAGGTATTGATGAATCGGTTGAGGAAGAGGAAGATGAAAAATTAACTGAAGCTGAAGAAGCAATAGATGAAATGATTAAAAACCCAGGAAAATATACTGGAAACGATAAAGAAAAATTAGGTATTGATGATGATGGTGATGGTGTTCCAAATGGTGCTGATAAAGACCCAAAAGACGGAGCTATCAAAGAATCTCACAAACTTTCAATAATTAGAGCTATGGAAAACATGGATTCAATCATTGATAGTTTAACTGAAGGGACTTTAAAAAAAAAAGTATACACTCTAAAGTAAACGAAGAAACAAAATATAAGTTGAAGATGGCTACTGCTACCCCAGCAGCAGCCGCTCCAGCTCAACCTGTTGCTGCCGATACTGAAACTTCTGGTTTTGGCGACACTGGTGCTGATACAACTGATGCTGCTCCCGCAGCTGATGATAAGCCATTTGATGACGAACCGTTTGATGCTGGTGTTGCGGCTGATGAAAAAACAGACCCAAAAAAATACATTGAACAACTAACTGGAAAGTTAGGACAATCCTTAAGAAAATACAACGAAGAACAAGGTCAGCCAGATTTCGAATTAGAGAAGTTTGCTATCAATTCTTTATTGTCTGCAACTCACACTTCTGAGATGGATGAAGAAGACAAAAAAGATATAATTAAAAAAGTTAATACAGCTGGAAACGATGAGTCGAACGATTCTGATATGGGTACTCAAGATGATACCGATAGTGGAGAGGATAATAATGATGGAACCAATGACAGCGATAGTGGTGACAGTGGTTTTGGTACTGAAGATGATTCTGAAGACCTTGAAGAATACACTATCTACGAAAATGAAAATTTCATACTTCCTGGTCACGGTAAAAGAATGAGCATATTCGCACCAGAAGGTAGCGAAGAATTCATGGAACAAAACAGGTTAGATGAAATGAAACCATGTTGGAAAGGATATAAACAAGTTGGTATGAAAGAAAAAGGTGGGAAAGAAGTTCCTAACTGTGTGCCAGTTAATGAAAATCATCAAGGTGGTGAATCTTTGAACTATATGTTCTGGCAAAACCTTAAAACAATACATCACGCTGCTGGTGAGTTATTAGAAATGAATCAACAACAAATCGATGAAATGTGTGCCAATGGGCATGCGTGGGCTGTTGACCATGTTGCTAGTTCTGCTGATGATATCGAAGAAGTATATCACTTCTTTGAAGCTAACATCGAAGATGAATCTCAAGACTATGATGGTGAAACTGAAATCGGTTATAATGATGAACATGGTAGTGTTGAAGGTGGTGACTTATATGAAGGTCAATATGATGGTAAACCACTTGGAAAGCCTATGAAAGGTGACGTTAAAAAATTCAAGGTTTACGTTAAAAACGCTAAAGGTAATGTAATAAAAGTTAATTTTGGTGACCCAAACATGGAAATCAAAAGAGATGACCCAGAAAGAAAAAAATCTTTTAGAGCAAGACATAAATGTGCACAAGCCAAAGACAGAACAACGCCTAAATACTGGTCATGTAAAATGTGGTCTAGCACACCTGTATCAAAAATGGTAGCTGAAAACTTGATTAATCCAAAAAAAATTAGTATCTTTGATAAAAGTTATTTAACTTTAAAATTACACGAAAGTTTTAATCAAAATGATATGACAAATTCAGAACCAGCTATTGCTCCAGAGCCAGTAACTAAACCAACAACCAAACCAGTTGAAACACCTGTACAACCTAGTAGAAGAAATAAACCTTTTACAGTTCAACCAGCTGTTCAACCAGACCCTAAAGCTATCAAAGAAGGTAAATTCGATTATGAAACTTACCATAAAACACTTTCTAGTACTTTAGATGAAGTTAGAACTTACGTAGTTAATAGAGGTTTTGACGATGTTGAATTTACTCTAAATGATGTACAGCATGTTGCTTATGGTCATACTGAAAGATTCCACAAAGAATTAACTAAAAATGGTAAACCAGTAAAAAATACTATAAATGTTCAAATTTATAGAATGGATAGTGGAACTTATGAATTAAACATGTACATAGCATAATGAAAGATTTATTTTTAATATATGTTAATCGAATCGGTAAAGACTACAAAGGAAACTATGTGTATGAATTTATCTTTTCAGATACAACAGAAAACATTGATGGTGAGGAATGGGATACATACCCAGCTGCTGGGCGACCAGAGGCTCCACATGACAATTTTATTAAAAATGTTGGTAGACTTGAATCTGAATTGAAGTTAGATTTAATTCAAGAGAGTTCAGAGTTTGCTGTATGGGATTCTGTTGATGGTGTACTTCCGTTAGCATGGGAAAATATAAATGCTTATGATGCTTACCCAGAAAAAAGACTTCATTTCCACTTTGGTTTACCAATAGAGGAAGTAGAAGAAAAGTTATACGAAAAAGACCTAATACTTAATTATAATATAAAAAAACATGAACAAAAATAAAATACAAGAAGCAACGTATGTGGTTGGAGACCCAAATGCTGCTGTAACGCTAGCTAGTACTAATAAATTAAAACCTGTTGATAAGGTGGTAGTTGATAAAAATGCAGCGGCTAAAGCTGGTACAACGCCATTGGCTGAAGAAGATGATGTATTGGAACCAGAAGCGGTGATTGCACCACAAGATAATGCAACAATCAAGTATTTGTCTAACGTGAAAGATAGCAAAACTGGTGAAGTTTCTAAACCATTTACAATTGGTGCTCAAAAATACCAAATGGTTAGAGGGGTTACATCCGATAAACAAATTGTAATGGCAGTATATTGTCATGATGAAAAAGATGAAATGGGTAATAACGTTATCCATGCGGTTGACCACTTTGAGAAAACAATAGCTATGCCAATGTTAGAAAAAGAAAATAGAGGAATTTCAGAAGTTAAAGAAGAAAATGAAGAAACATATGAAGGTTCTAAACACTTTTTAGTTGATACTAAAACAAATAAAGTGCGTAAGTTCAAAACTGTCGAAGATTTGCTTTCAGCAAATAAATCTGAAAATGAAGTTTATATGAATGCTCCAAAGTTTAAAAAATACATGACTGAAAGATTATTCGGTAAACGTAAAAAAATGAATGAATTAGATGCTGAACCAACTGTTGGTGGTGAAGAAGATATGTCTAATAAAGCTAATAAATTAATGGATATTATTGATGATAATAAGTCGGTACAAAATGCCATAAAAACAATAAAAACTCCAGATGCTCAAAAAGAAGTGATTGCTGCTTTTGCTAACCTTATTGGTGTACCTACAGCTGGTTTAAGTAATTTGGTTGGTCAGATAAAGGATATTTCTAAACAACCAAAAACTGAAAATGTTGTAATGACAAAAAATGAATTATTGGAATCTATTAAACCAAAAACCGTAATAAAAACTATAAAAGTTAAAGATATAAAATAATGGCAGACTACAAAAAAATAGCTGAAGAAGCTTTAAGAAAGGCTAAATTAGCTAAAGAAAACAAAGGAAAAACCCTTAATGAAGGTGTTGTTTATCCAGAAGGTCTTTCGGAAAGAATGGACCCTATATTGGAAATGGAATTAGCTGAAGGGAAACACTCTTTAGAAAAAAATCCAATATTACCATCTGGTGATGAAACTTCTTTTGAACAAAAGATTATGGGTGAAAGATTCAATGAAGTGGCTAAACGTTACAAAAGAGCCTTTGACTGTGATTCAATTGATAACTCTAAGCTTATTAGTGAAATGATGCCTTTGGTTCATGATAGTATGGCTTTAGAATCTAAACATAAAAGAAAGTTAGAAAAACTAGCTATAAAAATGATTCGTGAAGAATATGATATGGGTGAAGATGTTGTTGAAATACACGCTGAATTAACACCAAATATCAATATGATTGGTACAAAGAAAAATCCTAAACCAATTACAAAGGAAATGGAATTCAAAGACCACGAATCTATGGTTAACGCTAACGAAGAAGTCCATAAAAGAAGATTTCTTAACGCAATGACACAAGGTGCTGCTAAAAAATGTAGCCACATGTTCCATATGGTTGATGATGAATTAACTGAAATGGACCCAAAACTACCAAACAAATATGCAAAAATGATGGCTGCTGCTGATTATATGTATTATGTTATTCCTAAGATGGAAAATGGTGTAAATGGTGGTGTTGTTAGAGTTATATTCCCAACCAAAGATAACCCAAAACCTGTAATACATGTACAAGCCATGGTGTTCCCAGTTCTTATTCATGAATTGGTTAAAGGTGTTATGGAATTATTATCAGCACACGGGTTGCCACAGAACAAAAAGGTAGGTGAATATGTTATAAACAAAGCCGATTACTTGGCTGCCGAACCATGGGATATGAGAATCGGGCCAGCATTATGGAATAGATTTACTGAAGCTATCGACCCAGATGATTTTGAATTAAAACATCATATCTATAGTGAAATGGCCGCTTTACCAGTTAGAGAGTTCAATCAAAAGATGAGAGAAATTGTTGCTGGAACCAAAGAAGGTAAAAAAATTATCAAAACTATCGTAGAGGAAGTTAGAAATGGATTACATGAAGACGAATTCAACGAAGCTATGAATGAAATCTCTGGTAATAACATTGAAGACGAAGACGAAGGATTTGATTTAGAAGAACTTATGGGTGGAAAACACATGGATGAATCTGAAGATGATTCTACTGAAGATGACGGGTTTGATATTGGCGAATTATTCTAACAAAAAATACTAGATTATTATAAATAAAGGCTCCGTTTGGGGCCTTTATCATTTAACATTATTGATTTTACTATATTTTAGCATATTTATAACTAAAAAGAATATGCTAACGACACACGAAATATTTAAAGAATATACGAAATGTCTGATGAATCCATCTTACGCTATTGAAACGTATTTGGAAACATTCGATAAAACGCAAGAGGGTTTTGTACCCTTTAAGTTATTTCCGAGACAAAAGGAAATTATTCTCGCTTACGAAAAACATAGATTTAATCTAGTAACTAAACCTAGACAGGCTGGTGTATCAACTACAACTGCTGCTTATATGTCAATCAAGGTCGGCTGGGCCGATGCTGACAATCCAGAAAACATTCTAATTATTGCGAATAAACAAGAACTTGCTTTTGAGTTCTTAGCCAAGATTAAAGATTTCTTATCTCAACTACCTAGATGGATTTGGGGTGATGAATATTACGGTAACGCAAAGAATGAAGCTAAATCAATATTTATTACTGACTCTAAGAAAGAGATTAGACTTCCTAATGGTAGCCGTGTTAAAGCCGTTGCAACATCTAAAGATGCCTTGCGTGGATTTACACCTACTTACCTTATCATGGATGAGGCTGCCTATATCGATAACGGTGCCGAAGTATTTGGTGCCGCTCTTACCGCTTTAGGTACTGGGGGAAAAGCAACTCTTATTTCAACACCTAAAGGTATGGATGCTTTGTACTACAAAACATACGACCAAGCTAAGAATGGTAAAAATAACTTTAATATCGTTGAAATGAAGTGGTATGAAGATTTACGTTACAATAAAGACTTACGATGGTTTAAAGGTGATGAGTTGGAAGTAGAAACTGAATTTACATTTGATTCTTACAATAGAAGACTAGATGATGGTTGGAAACCGACTTCATCATGGTATGAAGAAATGTGCTTAGGTATGAACAACGATGCTAAGATGATTGCACAAGAGCTAGATGTATCTTTTATTGGGTCTGGTGGTAACGTAATCAACGAAGAACACATAGCTTTCCAAGAAAAAACAAACGTAATGAAACCATTATTAACTTATGGTGCAGAAGAAGAAATTTGGATTTGGGACCAACCTAGAGAAGACCACCAATATATCATGGGTGTCGATGTATCTAGGGGTGATGGTGAAGATGCTTCTACAATCATTATACTAGACTTTACAACGATGGAACAGGTTATGGAGTATCAAGGTAAGATACAACCAGATTTACTAGCTCAAATCGTAGAAGAATACGGTGAATTATATAAAGCTTATACTGTAGTCGATGTGACTGGTGGTATGGGTGTTTCGACAGTTTTAAAGTTACTTGAATTTGATTACAAATTACTTCACTATGACAATGCCAACGGTAAGATACTTTCAGCTAGACAAAGAGAATTAACGTCTTACGATAAAGACAATAAAATACCAGGGTTCCACGCTACAAGTGTACGTTTACCTATGATTTCAAACCTAGAATATCAAATTAGAACCAATGGTGTTAAGATTCGTTCTTCTAGAATGGTATCAGAAATGAAAACATTTATTTACAAAAATGGTAGACCAGACCACATGGAAGGATATCACGATGATTTACTTATGGCTATGGGTATGGCTTTATGGGTAATCGAACATGCTTTCAAAAAATTAGAAAGACTTGAAAAACAAAACAAAGCTATGTTGAATAGTTGGTTATCTAGTGCTAATTCAGCACAAGGTCCAGCGACTACAACATCAGTAGATACTGTTACTGGTAAAGAAGTAACGAAAATAAACCCACAACATGTAGCGTACAAAAATGTTCAAGACCCTAGAGGTGAATATATGTGGTTATTTGGTGGGATGAATAAACAAAGATAGAAAAATGGCATTTGTAGGGAAAAAAATATTTACATTAAAATCTGGTGGAGCTCAATTATATAAATGGTCACCATTACCAAATGATTTAACAAAAAGAACAGCAAGTGGTGCGTTAAATAATAACGCAAAACCTTACTATTGTTCAGCACTACCTAACTCGCAAGGGCAAGATTGGATAACAACTTATGTGTATAGTTTAGGGGTTGTAGATAATAAACAAGCTCATCTAGCATATGTAGAGTGTGATTATGTTCAATAACCCTTTAATTTTCTAAAAAAAACATTATAATTTAATAAAAAAGTTATGGCAAATAAAAATTTAACATTATTTCAAAGATTAGGTCAAGTAATTAGCCCAGATGCTGTTAAGCACACGCAAAAACAACCAACTCAACGTTACAACTTGGGTAAAGGTGAATTACTTAGAACTACTGACAAAGCTGAATTTGACGCAGCAAAGTTACAAGCACAACAAAACAAGTTATTAGGAAATACTTGGAAAAAAGTTGAGAGCGGATTGTTCCAACAATCTATCAACTATGAAACAACTCGTATCGGTTCTTATTCCGATTTTGAAGCTATGGAGTTTTACCCAACAATTGCGGCTGCATTAGACGTAATGATGGAAGAATCTACAACAGTAAATGATAACGGTAGAGTTATGAATATCTACTCAGATAGTAAACGTGTAAAAGGTATCTTAGAAGACTTATTTTTTAATAGACTTGATTTGCACACTTCTTTACCTATGTGGACTAGAAATACATGTAAATACGGTGATAACTTTGTTTATTTGAATATAGATGATACTCATGGTGTGTTAGGTGGTAAACAAATGCCTAACTATGAAATGGAACGTAGAGAAAGCGGATTGTTTGATATGATTTCTGGTAGAGAATTACCAAACGAAGAAGTTAGTAGCACAGATAAAGTAAAGTTCTTCTGGAGAGGACGTGATGTTGAATTCAACTCATGGCAAATTGCTCACTTTAGACTTTTAGGTGATGATAGACGTTTACCTTACGGTACATCTATTTTAGAGAAAGCTAGACGTATTTGGAAACAACTTATCCTATCTGAAGATTCGATGCTTGTTTACCGTGTTACTAGAGCTCCAGAGCGTAGAGTATATAAAATCTATGTTGGTAACATTGATGATGCCGATGTTGAAGCTTACGTAAACCAAATTGCCGATAGATTTAAACGTATGCCAATTACTGACCCACAAACAGGTCAAATCGATTTACGTTACAATCAATTAGCGAATGACCAAGATTTCTTTATCCCTATGAGAACTGAAGGTGCTCCTAACCCTATTGATACATTGCCTGGTGCTCAAAACTTGGACCAGATTGCGGATATTGAATACCTACAAAGAAACTTATTCACTGCGTTGCGTGTTCCTAAACCTTTCTTAGGTTTTGAAGAAGCAACAGGTGAAGGTAAAAACTTAGCTTTACAAGATATTCGTTTCTCTAGAACCATAAACCGTATCCAACAATCAATGCTTCAAGAGCTTAACAAGATTGCGATTATCCATTTGTATATACTAGGATTTGAGGAAGACTTGGATAACTTTACACTTACACTTAATAACCCATCTACACAAGCTGAAATGCTTAAGATAGAACATTTACAATTGAAGATTACTCTTTACAAAGATGCTGTCGCTGATGCTGGTAATGGATTTGGTGCTATGTCTATGACAAAAGCACACAGAGATATCCTAGGTTGGTCTGATGATGAAATCAAACAAGATTTACTTGAACAAAGAATGGAAAAAGCCGCTTCAGCTGAATTGGCTAATTCTGGTAATGTGATTAAACATACAGGTATGTTTGATGTTGTGGATAGAATCTATGGTGATTATCAATTGGCCTTAACTGGTGGTGGTGGTGCTGGTGATGGTGCCGAAGGAGAAGAAGGTGCTGCTGGTGGTGGCGGTGGTGGTCTAGGTGGTTCATTCGGTGGCGGTGGCGGTGCTGGTGAAGATTTAGACTTCGGTGATACTGAAGGTGGTGCTGAAGGAGAAGAAGGTGCTGCGGCAACTGAAGCTGGTGGAGAAGAAGGTGCTGCGGCAACTGAAGAAGCCTCAGAAACTGTAGCTGAATCCGTAAATAAATTAAAAAAATTACTCAAAGAAGAAAAAAGTATTTTAAGTGAAAAACTTAATGCTAGAAACAAAAAATATGAGGGTAGATTTGTTGATTTGTTAATAGAATCAGTGAAACCGACTGAAACAAACAAAGAGGAAAAAGTTAAGATTTACGACAAGAATGTTAAGATAAACGAAAACATCGATGACATGATTAGCGGGATTGATAAAATGTTGGAAGAATAATAATTTTTTCAAGTAAATTATAATATTTATTAATAAATAAAAACATATGCAAAATTTTGGTAAAATAAAAAATGCGTTTAATGGAATTTTGGCTGAAGGGCTTATCGGTAACGATAAACTTTATAGAGGGATATTCAAAAAATACATAAAAGCTATTAATGAGAACGAGATTCTAAGAACTCAATTTTTAGTTTATAATAATATTGAAAATAAAGTAGAAGAAAACGAATTTAAAGCAAATTTGTTTTTACAAGAAAATATTGCCCTACTTAAAAAGTTTTCAAAAAGAGACATATCTAAAGCTAATTTTGATTTAACAAGTCCTATCTTGTTTGAACAAGCTAAAAGTGATGAATACGCAAATGAAGAGTTACACGAAAACATTTCAAAATTAATCTTCACTGATAAAACAACTAGCAACATTGACGCAATCGTTGAAGCTACTGCTAGCATTATCAATTTCATGAAAACAAATAAAGCAAAAGAAGTTAAAGAATCAATCGATTTACCTAACAGTATGATTTCAACTATCATGGTTGAAAAATACAATGAAAAATATTCAATGTTAGACGAATCTGAAAAACAAATTCTTAAAGCTTTGATTGATTCAGACGATGCTAAAAAATCTGAAGTATATACATCAACAGTTAGAGAGTGTATCGATATGATAAACTTGAAACTTGAAAATTCGGATTTAAACGCAAAAGATAAACTATTACGTGTTAAAGACAAATTATTAAATGACAAAATAGAAATCAATGAAGATTTTTTCAAAAATATATCAAAATTGGTAGAATTGAGAACTAGTTTAAAATAATAGATAATTAAACATGAATACCATGAAAAGCGTTCCAAGTGATAACATTCTACAGTTAAGAGTATTGACTGAAAAGATATGTTCACAAAACCCAGATAACTCTTATAAAGAAGTTGTCAAACAATTGAAAGAAATAGTTGATGTCGGTAAAGAGGAAATCGATGAGGCAAAATCAACGAAAACTAAAATTAAATGTTATGAATCAATGTGCATAGCAGTAACTAACATATTAAATAAAATTAATATTAAATAAAATGGCAGAAGAAAAAGATAGTTGGGGAGATTACAGTAAGTTAGTTCTAAAAGAATTAGAACGTTTGAATGATAACCACGAAAAAATGCGTTCAGACTTTGATGGGAAGCTAAACGAAATGAACCTTAAATTAAATGATGTTAAAAGCATCGAAAAAAGTGTTAGCACTAATTCTGCATGGATTGATAAAGTGAATGAAGTTTGGTCACCTAGTCAAATGAAAGAGGCTAAAGATGAACTTTATAAACAAAAAACACTTGTGGCTACGGCTATTGGGATTCTAGCTTTTATCCAAATAGCTATTGGTATTGCCATTTCAATTTGGGGTAAATTTAGTCATTAACCTAGATTTGACTTTCCTGGAAAAATGCGTATATTTGTATTAAAATACCAGGTATATGAAAACAGGAAAAGAAATTAAGAATAACAACTTCAAAAACTATAATGTAGTTTTTGGTAGTGTTAACAACAAAAACCCAAAAGCGGTTTATATTAATATCTCAGCATGGGCTGAACCGTTAGAGGAAGAAGGTGTGAATTATACTAGAAGTATAAAAGATATCAACAAGAAAATAAAAAATGTACTGTTTAGTCATTTTTATTCAGAGTCAGATAGTGATTTTGTTCGCAACGATACAATCGTTGACTTAGACATAAGGGAGTCTGGAATAAGATATGGCAAGCGTAGCTTTATGAATTGTGAGATTACTTTGTTCTTACATACTGAACTACCAGTAAACTCGGATAAGATGAGTTATAATTTAGATAGGATTACACCTATGGTTATTAAATCGGTATTTGATGAAAATAAAACATTCAAATTCCACAAGAAAAAAATATAAAATAATAAAATTTAAACCCTCGATAGTGATATTGGGGGTTTTTTTATTTATTGTCGATATTTATATCTATATAGATAGCAAACATGGACATAAATTATAAAGACTTTAGAGTATTAAAACGTGGTGAAAGCGGTTGGGGTGGGTTAATCGAGCATGATGCTGGGTTTATTAGCCCAGAAGAACCTAGAAATCAACCATTTATTAACGAAATTAAAAAACTAGATACTGGTGGGAAACTAGCAATAGTTGAACCACTTATAGTTTACGTGGTATTACAGAAATACGGTATCCTTAATCGTAATGGTAGAATCTATCCAGAAGCTATCCTTAAACATCAAGACAGATTATATCAAGAAGCAATACGTGAACGTAGAGCTGTAGGTGAATTAGACCACCCAGAGTCTTCAATTATTGCTGGTGATAGAATATCACACAATATCGTTGAAACATGGTGGGAAGGTCACACACTTATGGGTAAGATGGAAATCTTAATGACACCTGGTTTTATTAACCTAGGTATTGTTTCAACCAAAGGTGATGAAGTTGCTAACCTTTTGAGAAATAGAATTAAGATTGGTGTATCTTCTAGAGGTGTTGGTTCACTTAAAGAAGGTAAAAATGGTGAACAAATTGTTCAAGATGATTTCGAGATTATTTGTTGGGATGTTGTTACCGCACCATCTACTCCAGATGCATGGATTGGAAGAAATAGAGAAGAGATGGCACCATATGTTGAAAACGTAGAAATTAAAAAACCAATATTAAAAGAAAACCTACTAAATAATTTAGATAAATTTTTATCTGAATAGTAATTTTTTTTTAATTTTTTTATGGTTAAAATGATTTTTGATAAAATTACACATATTTATTAACAAATGAGTATATCTCATTGTTTATTTAATTGAAATAAAATAAATAAAAAAAACAAAAAACTAAAATGGCAGAAAACAAATCAATACTTGAAGAAGCATTATTGGATATCAAAAATATTCAAAGTGCTCTTAATGCTAACACAAAAGAAATACTTCGTAGCGTAGCTAAAGAAGAAATTGACAGTGTAGTGAAAGAATCTCTAGTTAAAGAGATTTATGAAGAAGAAGACTTAGAAGCACCAGAAGAATTAGACTTGGATACAATGTCTGATGAAGAAGGTACGGAAGATGATTCAATCGAAGGTGGCTTAGGCGACATGGAAGACTCTGAAGAAGTGGCACCAGAAATGGAACCAGAATTAGGAATGGACGTTGATACGTTAGGTGGAGAAGAAATGGATATGACCGCAGCATCTGATGATGACGTAATCGCAATTTACAAAAAATTAAGTGGCGAAGACGAAATCGAAATCGTGGGTGACGAAATTCACTTGAACATCTCAGAACCAGGTGAGTACGTTGTAAAATTAGATGGTAAAACACCAGAAGCGGGAGCTGAGGATTTAGATTTGGATACAGCCGAAATGGGTGGAGAAGATGAAGAAGGTTCAGAAGACGATGTGGAGTATGAAATCGAAATGGATGACGAAGAAGAAGGAAGTGATATTCCAGATGACTTAGTACCTGTTGGTGATGAAGAAGGTGAAGAAGAAGAAGCAGAGGAAGAAGAAGAAGTTGAAGAACTAGACGAAAAATTAGTTATCGGTTTAGCTCAAAACGGAAAATCTTATTCTGATTTGACAAAAACTGGCGGTGCTGGTAAAATCAAAACTGAATCTATCGCAGCAAAAAAATTAGTTTCTGAAACAACTAAAAAATATAACAGTTTATTAACTGAAGCAACTAAACTAAAAGCTGAAAATGACGAGTTCAGAACTGCTCTTAGAGAATTTAGAAGCAAATTAGTTGAAACTGTAGTGTTCAATAGTAATCTTACTTATGTAACTAGATTATTAACAGAGCATTCAACTACAAAAGCTGAGAAACAAAATATCATCAAAAGATTTGATGGAGAAGTTTCTAACCTTGTAGAATCAAAAAAACTTTACAAAACTATTTCTAACGAATTGGATTCAAGAAAACCAATTAACGAATCAGTAGAACGTAAAATTATTAAAGAAGCATCTACTAGTACTTCAAAACAATTAAACGAAAGTACAGCATATGTCGACCCTTCAACAAAAAGAATCATTGATTTGATGAACAGAGTTGAAAAAAGATAAAATAAAATAACCCAAAAAATAAAACAAACAAATTATGTCACATTTATTAACATCTGGACAGGTTGGAAATATCGGATTAAACCACATGAAGGCTATCCGTAAAGAAACACAATCTAAATGGGATTCATTAGGATTCCTAGACGGTCTAAAAGGACACGTTAAAGAAAACATCGCTCAGTTATATGAAAACCAAGCGTCTACATTATTAACTGAAAACACTACTACTAACTCTTCTGGTTCTTTCGAAACAGTTGTATTCCCAATTGTACGTAGAGTATTCTCTAAATTATTAGCTAACGATATCGTATCTGTACAAGCTATGAACATGCCAATTGGTAAATTGTTCTTCTTCGTTCCAGTTACATCTCAACGTGTTGACGCTGCTGGTTTACCAGGTTCTGACTACGCTGCTAATGGTGGTAACGGTGCTTACGGTCTTACTTACTCTGCTCACACAGCTATGAACGGTGGTGTTCCATCTTGTATCAACCAAGCTAATTGTGCAGTAACTTCATTCGCTGGAAAAAATCTTTACGATGCATTCTACAATGACGGTTTATTTGATAACTCTAAAGGTACTCTTACTATCCAACCTGGTGTTAACGCTGTTTTCACTTTAGGACTTGATGGTAACTACACAATCGCTACAGGAAGTATGTCTGCTGGACCTACTGCAACTGACGGTTCATTAAGAGGTATTATCTTAGGAATTTCTGGTTTCTCTGCTGGTGTAACAACTGGTGGTAGAGAAGTTATGACAGGTGCTGATGGTAACAACATGGATACTGAGTCATTCTTAGCTTCATTACACGTTATTAACTCTGCTGTAACAGGTATCTTAGACCGTGACGGTAACACAATTATCGCTGCTGGTAAAGAAATCCCTTTCAGATTAGTTACTCAACAATATGGTAAAGGAATTGTTTCTGGTTCAAAAGCATTGACTGATGGTACTGGTACACTTTACTTAGAATTAGACTTACGTCACCCAGTAGGAACTACAGCTAATGGTCTGGTAACACTCCTGGTACTGCAACTTATGATGGTTATGTTGGTGCTTCTGCAACTACTGTAACAGCGTTCACATTTGCATCTGCATGGGCTGAATACGCAACATTAGAGCTTGAAACTGAAATGGGAGAAGTATCTTTCAAATTAGACGAAGTTGTTGTTGCTGTTGAAGAAAGAAAATTACGTGCTACTTGGTCTCCAGAGCTTGCTCAAGACGTTAGTGCATTCCACAACATTGATGCAGAAGCTGAATTAACAGCTATGTTATCTGAACAAGTTGCTGCTGAGATTGACCGTGAAATCCTTAGAGATATCCGTAAAGCTGCTGCATGGCAATTGAGATGGGATTACAATGGTTGGAGAAAAGCTTCTTCTGCTGCAAGTCCATACACTCAAAAAGACTGGAACCAAACTTTAATCACTAGATTAAACCAAGTTTCTGCTCAAATACACAAATCTACTCTTAGAGGTGGTGCTAACTTTATCGTAGTTTCTTCTGAAATCTCAGCTATCTTTGATGATTTAGAATACTTCCACGTAAGTGATGCTAACCCAGAGCAAGACCAATACAACATGGGTATTGAAAGAATCGGTTCATTAAGTGGACGTTACCAAGTGTACCGTGACCCTTATGCTCCAGCTTACTCAGTAATCATCGGACACAAAGGTAAATCATTACTTGATACTGGTTATATCTATGCACCATACGTTCCATTACAATTAACTCCAACAATGTACAACCCATTCAACTTTGCTCCAGTTAAAGGTATTATGACACGTTACGCTAAAAAAGTTGTTAATAACAGATTCTACGGTCACGTAAGAGTTGATGGTATTCCAACATTTGATATCAACGAATTAAGATAATCATAATCTTTATAAATTAAAAAAGGCTACCTAACGGTGGTCTTTTTTGTTTATATAGATATTTATAGGTATGAAGAAAATATTTTTAATCATAGCTGTTTTATTTACAATAAATACTATATCTCAAACCGTTACTACTGGTAACAAACTTATAATCAACCACGGAGATATTACATTATACCTAACTAAAGACACCTGTACACTAGCATCTAAACACACTATTTCTTATTCTAATTTTTTAAAGTTGGATAAAGAAAGAGATAATCGTTGGTTCCAAGATACGTACAAAGGGAAATACAAAAAAGAATTATTTTTACACACTGGTTATGACCTAGGTCATTTGACACCTTCTCACATAACTTCTTACGATAATGACTTAAATCATCAGTCTTTTAGCTTATTTAATCAAGCTCCACAATTAGCACCCTTCAATAGAGGCAAATGGGCCCAATTAGAGGCAAGTGTTCAAGATTCGATATCCAAGTACCAACATGATGCTATTATCATCACAGGAGTCATTTATGAAGGTCAAAAAAAACAATATTTACCAAAAAGTAAGATTCCGATACCTATTTCATATTTTAAAATACTATATATTGACAAACTTAGATATTGTTGGGTTGGTTCAAATATTAATGGTGAGATAATACCAATAACACTAAAAGAGTTAAATGAATTGTTTCGATTAAATAAAATGACACTAAAAATAGATTAATTATGAAAAAGATATTTGCTTACTTATTATTTATAATAATATTAACAACATGTGATGAGAAATCAAGTATCAGTGTTTATACCCCTAATAGTAACATTACTTTATCCCCTAACGAACATGTTTTAGATTCTTTGATAAATAATTATAGAGTTCAACATAATCTTCAAGAATTAAAGATAGATTCTTTAACAACAAGATTAGCTATTGGCCATGTACTGTATATGATTGATAAGGGTGTTCCATCACACGATGGTTTCAATACTAGAGCAAACCTAAGCCATGCTAAATATATGGGTGAAATAGTTGCTTATAATTATAGTTCATCAGCTTCAATATTAGCAGCTTATTTAGCTTCACCACCACATAAAGCAGTGTTAGACAATCCAAAATTTACACATATAGGAATTTCAACAATCGAAAATTATAATTGTTGTATCCTTACAGCATATTAAATAAAAAAGCCGAAGACTATCCTCGGCTTTTTTTATTACGTTAACTCTTGTAATTTATTTAGGCTTTTGTACCACAGCTAGAACAGAATTTATCTGTCTTACCTAATTTAGCACCACAGTTCGTACAATATCTTTTTACATTGATGTCTTCAGCTGTGTTAATTTTTTGAGATACTGGAAGCATCTTACACTCGATAGTGTGGAAAGCAAAGTATTCAAAATCTTTATTGGTTGTTTTAAATTTTTGGTCAGAATCTGAACCTTGTTCAACTCTACCAGTTTCAATTGATTTTGATTTTTTTGCAGAACGAAGTATTCCACCTTTAGGTGCTGACAATAAGAGCTAAGAGCATCTGTCGTTACGCTTGATGAAAAGCTGCCACTACAATTAGTTATGTTAGCATTATAATAAGCAGTAGAAGTTGTTCCAATTAGTCCATTGGTTGATAGTGTTGAGCACACCGCAGTTGGTACGTTGGTTGAAAGTGTTGTATGTGCGTATCCACCACCATAAGTACCGCTACCATAATTTGGTCCACCAAAAGAACCACCATAAGAACCACCAATACTTAAATTAGAGGGTATAAAACGTACTGGTAATTGTTCTTTAAAGAATTCAACTTTAAAATCACCATTTTTTTCTATGGCTTTTTTAGTTTCTTCAGAATTTGATACTTCATAGGTATCAAATAAGAATTTCTTAGCTACGTCTAAATAACGGTCTAAAAATACTCTTTGGCCAGGTTTTAAAACCAAACCACCTTGAGAGATTGCTGTGTTGTTAAGGAAAATTTTTGCTAATACAGTTCCTTGAGTCGGATTGTATAATTCAATTTGGAACTCTTGTCCTTTTTGAAGATAGTAAGTTGGCATGTCGCCATCATTTTCGTAGATTTTAATTCTACTTTTGTTTACAGCAATGTTAGCTGTTGGAACCGCTTTTGACGGTTCAGTGATAAATTGTTTTTTCATTTTGTTTAACTTTTAATGTTTGTTATTAGTGTACTAATACCTTTGTTTATTTCTAAACTCTAAACCGTTTTAATGGTCGGGACTAATACGTTGAGTTAACGTAAATATAAATATACGACAAATGTTTTATTTGTCAAGTGTTTTTTTTAAAATAATTTATTGAAAGTCTGAACCCATCTCACAAAGTGTTGATTGAATTTGAGTCCAATACGTGTCAGCCTCATCTGGCATTGAGTCTCCAGACATATGAGCTGTTTTAACTTCATCGGTAATTTTATTTTGTTCGTTCTTTAAATTTTCTAAAGGTGCGTGAATTTTTTGCATAACACGTGTTCTAGTTTCTGGGCTAACACCTTTCAAAGCTCGTTCAACATTTTCCAACGCTTCAGAATAACTACCGATAGTCATTTTATTACACGCATATTGGGTACCATGGTTCATGTTTTGACCGTCAATCATTTGTTCTCTAAGTAATCTTTTTATAAAACTTTTCATAATTTATCTTAATTCCACTTGGTTGACGATATCGAATTGAATCGCTCTTTTTATTGTTGTTACTTCTAAATTAGATGTAACCAATACGTCTAAATAATAAGTGTTTGAAACAAGACTAGCCGTATCTAATAAGAAATAGTAATTATTGATTGCCATCTCAACTGGTTGGAAATCAATTACGGTTAATTCACTAGAACCTTCCGAAACATAAAGTCTATATTTTAAACCACTAATTGCTTGTGATTGTTCAATAGTATAAGGTATTCTAGCCGAAACCAATACCTTGCGAATATCACCACGTTTTATCTTCTCTTTGTTTTGTAAACCAGAAATTGATACCGCAACTTTTTTAGGTAATGAATCACCGTTGCTTAAATCATAATAACCCATAGAATCTTTAGTAACAAAATCCATAGAAATATCTGGTCTAACAACACCATTGATGCTGATATTTGTCCACACATCATTATACATAACACCTTCGTTACCAGATGTTGGTACGAGGATATCAATTGAGTAAACACCTTTAGTTACATGATTGACTTGTGATGGTGAATAATTCATAAATAAATTACCACTAGCATCGTAAACATCTACACTAGGGATATAATCCAAATTAGTAGGGTTTCCAGCAAGATTAACATAAAGGTATAACTTGTTAGGTTTATCTAAGAAAAAGTTGTTTCTATCGTCTGTAATGTGGTTATCATAAATAGATTCCACAAATGGTTCATAGAATGTTTGTGTATTGTTTGTAAAGAATCCAACGTATTGAAGACTAGTAGTATTCATTTGTTCAAATGGTCTAGCATACGCAATACCTAAACCGTAATTATCGTCACCATTAAGAACACCGTTAACATAAGCGGTTATATCCATTTCGATATTTTCGTTTCCTTTATCAAAATGTTGTGTTGATACTGTGATACCAGATGGTGAACCAGAATACGTTCCAGTACCGTTAGCCCATTCAATACCTGTTTGTGCATTAACCCAATTAGAAACTCCATTGCTAAATGCAGCGTCACCATAGGCTAATATTGGGATTTCATAATCATACCCAACACCATTGTCCCATGGCTGTTCTATTTTAAATACAATTAAATCAAAAGAAGTTGTTCTAGATTTTGACCCCATGTTAGTATTTAAAAGTTCCTTATCAAAGGAACCAGTATTTGTAAGTCTAAGTGTGTGTTTAAGTTTACTCAAATCAGTAAATGTACCATCATTATACATAGCTTTTAATCTAGTTTCATCGAAATGAAATAAGAATCTACTGTATTGTTGTTGACCGATAGCACCACCGTAAAACAATTCAGTAACTGGGTTTAATCCAGTGTTGACGTTTAGGTTGCTAACGATTGTGTTGTTCTTGTCAAAATATGTGCGTATTACCATCTTATCTTTTTATATAAATATCTAAAAAGATTAATTAATTCGAATGTTTTTAGATAACATTGATTTTTCTAAATCGTCAGCTTTTGCTTTAAATGCGGCCAATGGTTGTTTGTTACCAGAAGCTGTTAAATCTGTAGCTGGATTACCGCTACCATTATGAACGTGAGCGAATAAGGCTTCTTTCAAAAGCTTTAAATATTCAATCAATACATCACCGAAAGGTAATTGGTGTGCTTCATTTAGGATTCTATCCATCTCATCTGTAGATATAAGACTTTCTTGACCAGTAACGTTGAATCTTGGCGTACCGTCTTTATGAGTGATTAAATTTATTTTATTAGAAACAATTGTGGTTATTGTACCAAAAGCACTATCTAGATTTGAACCACCATTAAAATTTTTAAGTAATTCATCAGTACTATAAATTTGAACGTCATTTTGTATTTGAATGTATCCTTGCGTTTTAGTGTTGAATTGAAATGGATATGGATTTTGAAATGATTTTGGTGATGATTCAAATTTACCAGCTCTAATAACAATTTCGTTAACTTTTTGTGTAATATCTGTATTATATCTACCTTGAATTGAGATAT